GGCTTCATCCGAAAATCACCAGAAACCCCCCGGTTTATCCGGCGAGAGTGGGGACGATGCGCGATTGCCCAGGCTGTATACGGAAACCCCCGGAGATGTTACGGGCACCTACGGGGGTCTGGCCGTGGCCTGGGCGGCAGACGTGCTGGGCGTGGTGGCGAGGCCGTGGCAGGCGTGGGCGCTCGACCGCGCGCTCGAGCACCGCGCGGACGGATCGCTGCGCTGGCCGGTGGTGGTGCTATCGGTGAGCCGGCAGAGCGGCAAGTCGATCATCGGGCGGATTGTCTGCGGGTGGCGGCAGGATGCTGCCGCCGATCTGTTTGGCGAGCCGCAGACGGTGGTGAGCACGGCCAACAAGCTGACCACGGCGCTCGAGCTATGGCAGGGCGTGGCCTACGCGGCGCAGGGCAGGCGCAGCGTGCAGGTGCGCTGGGCTCGAGGCGCGGAAGAGATCGGCACCGCGATGGGCTCGCGGTGGCTGGTGCAGGCCGCGACGCCAAACCTGGCGGTGGGCCTATCCGTATCGCTGGGGCTGGTCGATGAGGCCTGGAATGTGCAGCGTGATCACGTGGAAAGCAGCCTTGTGCCCACGATGCTCGAGCGGGAGAGCCCGCAGCTGTGGATTGTGAGCACCCAGGGCGATAGCGGGTCAGACCTGCTGGAGTCCTACCGGCGGCAGGGCGTGAAGGGCATCGGGGATCCCGACACGGCAGACGTGCTGCTGCTCGAGTGGTCGGCGGATCCCAGCGCGGACGTGAACGACCGCGAGGCGTGGCGGCAGGCGTCGCCGCACTGGTCGCCCAGGCGCGAGGCGTTCATCGCCAGCCAGCTGGAGATCCTGCCCGACCAGATCTTCCGCACCCAGATCCTGAACCAGCGCGTGGATGCGCTGGGCGGGTGGGTGACGCGCGGCCAGTGGGCCGAGTGTGAGGCGCCGGGTCTAGACCTGCAGGCCGGCCAGCTCGCGCCCAAGATCGTGGCCGCGTGCGAATACTCGGAGGATGGCAGCCTGTATGCGCTGGTGGTGACGCAGCGGATCGAGAACCGAATCGTGGTGCGAACCTACGGGGAGCCGACCATAGACGGCTTGTGGCAGCGCGTCTGCCGGCTGCCCAGGTCGGCGCTGCTGCTGGTGTCGGTGGGGTTCAAGGGGCGGCTGCCGCTGGCGCCGTGCGACACGCGGCTAGTCGGCGTGAACGAGCTACGGCTGGCGACGCGCGTGACGCTGCGCGCGATCGCGGACGGCATGATCGCGCACGATGGAAACCCGGAGCTATCCCGCCACGTGCTGACGGCGGTGGTGGCCTACACGGGCGAGGCGGGCCCGGTGCTCAGTCAGCGCCGCTCACCCGGCCCGATCACCTACGCGCGCGCGCTCACGTGGTGCGTGGGCGCCACGCTCGAGATCCCCGAGGTAAAGCCGCGCCCTGCGGTATTCTCCGGCTCTCGTGACTGAGCCACGCCCGCACTACGCGCTGCCGCCGGAGACTGGGCCCGAGCCCGAGCCGCAGCAGAGCCTATGGATTCCCAGCTGTCCGCGCTGCGGTGGCGCCGGCGTGGTCAAGCTTGACGTGCTGGGCGCCGACCCGGACGACTGGTATACGTGCCGGACGTGCGGCGGCAGCGGCGTAGAGGGTGGCGAGCTCGCGGCGCGCCGGCTGCGCGAAGGGTGAGGCTGCTGGATCTCTACTGCGGCGCTGGAGGCGCGGGCGTGGGCTACGCGCGCGCCGGGTTCGAGGTAATCGGCGTCGACCTGGCCGCGCAGCCCAACTATCCGTACGAGTTTCTGCGCTGCGATGCGCTCGAGTTTCTGCAGCTGGCGGGCCTGCGCCAGACGTTCGATGCGATCCACGCATCGCCGCCGTGCCAGGCCTACTCGCGGCTGCGGCACGCGCGGCCAGACCGCGAGTGGCCAGACCTGCTCGCGCCGACCCGCGCCGCGCTCGAGCGCTGCGGCCTGCCGTGGGTGATCGAGAACGTGCAGGGCGCGCCCTTGAAAAACGGCGTGGTGATGCTATGCGGCACCGCGTTTGGGCTCGACGCGGATGGGTTCGAGCACCGCCGCCACCGATTCTTCGAGGCCACGTTTCCGATGCTGGTGCCCGGCTGCCAGCACCAGCTGCCATCCGCGCCCTTGTATGGGCATAGCAGCGGGAAAGACTTCCGCGACCGCTATGGGCGCGGCTATGGTATCGAGCACAAGCGCGCAGCCATGGGCATCGACTGGATGAACCGCGACGAACTCGCGGAGGCGATCCCGCCGGCGTTCACCGAGTACATCGGGGGCGCCCTGCGCGACCACCTCGAGCGGGCGGCAGCAGATGAACTGGTCTGACCTCTACCACCTAGACCTAATCCTGATCGCGGCGGTGGCGATCCTGTACCTCGCCCTATTCGTGATCGCCCGGCGGTAACGTCCGAGCCGGTGTGATAGGTTCGAGCGGATCACGGATCGGGGGCCGATCCGCGAGTGACCCGCCCGGGCTCACGGGGTGATTCTGGGGAAACCGGTTTCTACGGATTGGAGCCCCCATGCGCCTACTCGGACGCGCCCGGCAAGCGCCGGCACCACCGCACGCGGCCAGCCGCAGTCTCGGCCAGATCCAGTTTCCCAGTGACCCGATGCTGCGCGTGTCGCGCGAGGCGGCGATGAGCCTATCGGTGGTCGCAAACGCGCGTAACGTGATCGTGGGGATTGCCAGCCAGCTGAGTGTCGACCGCAAGCGCGGCGACGAACTGCTCGACCCGGGCACGATCTTAACCCAGCCCGATCCAGACCAGACCTGGCCGGAAACGCTGGGGCTCACGGTCGACCAGCTGATTTTTTACGGCGAGGCCTACTGGCTGGTGGTGCGCCGTGACAGCGAGGGATTCCCGAGCCGCGCGCGGGTGCTGCCCTACGGCGCGACGGCGCCCAGGCTGGATCTCGACTGGTCAAAGTACACGCGGATCATCGAATATTCGATCGCGGGCGTGATCGTGCCGCCGCGTGACGTGATCCATTTCAGTATGCCGAGCCTGGGCGTGCTGCGAGACAGCGCCGCGCTGCTCTTGGATTCGCTGACGCTCGCGGCGGCGGCCAGCCGCTTTACCAGCGTGCCGCTGCCAGCTGGTGTGCTTTACAACGAGGGCCAAGAGGTAGGCGAGGATGATGCCAAGGCGATCGTGGCCGGGTTTGACGCGGCCCGCGAGGCCGGAGAAACCGCGTTCCTGCAATCGATGCGCTACGAGCGAACAGCCCTGAACGCTGCCGACCTGCAGCTGGTGGAAGCGCTCGCGGTGATGGACACGCGGCTGGCGCGCGCCATGAACGTGCCGGTTTCGATGGTCGGCGCGTCGCCCACCGGGCAGGCCCACGCCCAGCTGTACGCCAACGTGGTCGCCGCGCTCACCCAGCTGGTGCAGCAGGCGATTGCGCCGTACCTGCGCGTGATCGAGGAAACCTTTACGGGCCAGCAGGTGACACCACGCGGCCAGACGGTCGAGTTTGACACCGAGGATTGGCTGCGATTCGCGCAGATCGCGGGCGCGCCCACCACGGGCGCGCCGGCGGGGCCCGTACCGATTGGGGAGGCGCCGTGAGACTCCAACTAGACCCGCAAGCGCTCGATATCACCGCCAGCTCGGAGGGCTCGAGCGCTCGCCAGGTCGGCGGGCTGGCCGTGCCCTATGAAGTGGAAGCGCGCCTGACGCTGGGCGGGGCAGCCAAGCTGGTGACGTTCGCGGCGGGCTCGGTGGCGGTCGAGGGCGCATCGCCGCTGCTGCTGGGCCATGATCCGAACCGGCCCGTGGGCGTGCTGGTGGCGAGCGAGGGCGGCGAGGCGGGATTGCGCGCCACGTATGCGATCGACCAGACCAGCGATGGCGACGCGGCGCTAACCCAGGCGCAGAGCGGCAGCCGGCGCGGGCTGTCGGTGGGCGTTGACCTTGAAGAGTTTGAAGAGGATCCAGAAAACCCGGAGCGGATCCGGGTAGTGGCCGCGCGGCTCGCGGAAACCAGCCTTGTGGCCATGGCCGCGTTTGTAGGCGCTGGGGTCGACCAGATCGCAGCACACCGACCAGGGAGGGAAACAGCGATGAGCGAGACAACCCCAAAGCCTGCCGAGCCCGAGCCCGAGCAGCCCGAGCCGGGCGAGCCCGAGCCCGAGCCGGAGAGCACCCAGGCGCGGCGGCAGCCGCTGGTGATCGCAGAGCGCGGCCTGCCCGATATGCGGCTGGGCGAGTACGTGCAGACGCTGGTGCGCGCGGAGCGCGGCGACACGGGCGCGCGGCAGCGGATCGAGGCGCAGCTGACCCGGGGCAATATCACCACGTCGCCCGGTGTGGTGCCGATCACCTACGTGAATCAGGTGATCGACAGCCTGGGCGCGGATCGCCCGCTGTTTGCCGCCATGGATCACGCCGATATGCCCGGCGTGGGCATGACCATCCGCAGGCCCGAGATCACCACCCGCCCAGATGGCGCGTTCCTCGCGGACGACACGGCGGGCGCGCCGACCAGCGCGGCGGCGATCGTGAACCATGACGTGGCCGTGAGACAGTGGGCATGGGGCGGCAGCGCGTCGGTGGCGCTGGTGGAGCGCTCGAGCCCGAGCTACATCGAAGAGATCTTCACCCAGGCGGTGAAGAACTACTACCTGGACGTAGAGGCGGATATCGCATCGGCGTTCCCGACAGCGGTGAGCACGATCGCCACGGTCGGCCCGGCGGTGGCCGCGTTCATGGCCGCATACCGGACGTTCCCCACGCTGCTGGTGGTCGGCGGCGACGCCTACGGCAAGCTGCTGGACGCCACCGGCATCATGATGTTCGCATCGGGCAACGTCGACGCTGCCGGCAACGGCAGCTACGCGGGGCTGCGGGTGGTGCCATCCGCAGACGTGGCCGCAGCCGATGCCTGGGTGACGGCTGGAGACTTCCAAGAGATCCGCGAGTCCAGCCCGATCCGGCTCACGGTGTCGGACGTGACCAGCCTCAGTCTCGAGATCGGCGTGACCTCCTTCTATGCCCGCACGGCGACCCGGCAGACACTGGGAGGGGTGCCCGGCGCTGTTCGCATCGCCGCGTTCGCACCTGTCGCAGCCGAGGCGAGCAAGAGCACGGCCAAGGGCCGATAGAGGCGCGGCGAAGGGGCCGGCCCCCGCTCTCGAGCACCACGGGGGCCGGCCACTAAACTGGAGGCGCGATGGATACGTGGATCACGACCGATGATGTTCTACCGTGGATCGGCGCCATGGCCGACCCGGCCAGGTTGGCCGATAGCACGGCGGCAGCCAAACAGTACGTGGAGGATCGCCGCTCAGACCTGGGCCTAGTCGCATCCGTCGACCCGGCGCCAGCTGACGTGCTGCTCGGCACCGTCATCTACGCCAGCCTGATCTATCAGGCCAAGGCCTCGCCCACCGGCTATGCCGCGTATGGCGACGGCGCGATCGACCTGCCCGGCGACACCCAGCAGGCCTACATGCGCGCCATGCGCCTGATCGGGATGCGCCGGCCGGTGGCGATATGAGCACCACCGCAGCCGATAACGCGGCGCTGTTTCCGATCACCGCCGATGAGCGGATCGCCAAGGTGCGGCGCGGCCTCGAGATCGCGCTCGAGCAGGCCGAGAAACGCGCCGACAAGGCGGGCACGAAGGTGGCCCGCGCGATGGCCGAGCTAGATGAGTTTGACGCGGCGATCGACGCGGTGCGGGGCGAGCATGAGTGACCCGGGCGCCCGCGCTGCCGCCGACCTGATCACCACGGCGCTGGATGGCATCGTTCAAGAGATCATCGATGCGGGCGTGGTGGCGACGCGCGACCCGGGTGACTTCCAGCCACCGGGCGCGATCGTGGCCGCGCCCACGATCACGGGCGCGGCGACGCTGCAGAGCATCGGCCTGACCGTGCCGGTATACGTGGTGTCAGACCAGCCGGGCGGCGCGGAGGGGCTCGACTGGATGCTCGAGGCGGTCACGCTGCTGCTGCCGATCTTCCGCGAGAGCGCAGCCGAGCCCACGCTGTGGCACGGCCCGATAAACCCGGCGGGCCTGCCCGCCTACCTGATCACGTTGCGCGTGAACGTGTCGACCACCTAACGATTCGGAGGGGATGAACGATGCCATTTACCGACAGCCGACTGGGGCCGGGTACGCTCACGGTGGGCACCGCGCCGGGCACCGAGTATGGGTTTCAGGTGTCCGCGCTGAGTCTGGTGCCTGCGGTGAATAGCACCGACGGCACGCCCACGCTCGCGGTGCCCGCGCCGGCCCCCGAGACAAAGACGGATTACAGCCTGGACGGCACCGCGATCAACGATTTCGGCACGCTGTCGGGGCTGCAGCGCTACTGCTACGACAACGACGGCGCGACGATGGATTTTGTCTGGACACCGAACACCGATGACCCCACGCCCGCGACGCTGACGGGCCGGTGCGTGGTGCGCGCGTTCCCGATGGGCGGCAACGTGGGCGAGCAGCTGACCACTGACTTTTCGTGGCCGTGCGAGGGTAAGCCGGTGTGGGCTGGTGGCGCAGCGGCCACGGCAGCCGGCGCAGGTGGTGGTGCGAAGAGGGCTGCCCGGTGATCCGGCTCGAGGGCACGATTACCTACACGGACGGGCGCGAGGAGCGGATCGAGGTACACCAGGCCGAATACGCGGACTACGAGCTATGGGCGATCCGCCACGGCCTGAACCCGGCGCCCGATGCCAGCCCGCCGATGACGATGACGCGGTATCTGGGCTATGCGGCGGCAGAGCGCAAGAGCGGCAGACCACCGGGGGAGTGGGTGCCGTTCGAGGAGTGGGGCGGGCTGGTGGCCGACGTGACACTCGACGCGCCACCGGAGGGGTTCAGTGCCGAGGCGCCGCCATTCCCTCCGGTACGGTCGGCAGGATGATCGCGGCACTGGCACTGGCCACCGGGCTGCCGCCGCGTGAACTGCTGGCCGAATCGCCGGAGATGCTGGCGACACTCGCAGACCTGGCCGCGCGGCGGGGGGTGCGATAGTGGCCGGCAGCCCCGCCCAGGTGACGTGCGACACGCGCGGCCTGATTCCGCTGCTGCGCGGGCTCGCCAAGGTGGAAAAATCGCTGCGCGATGAGGCGAACGTGAGGCTGCGAAACGCTGCCGGGCAGGCTGCCACCGGCCTGATCTCGGAACTGCGCCAGTCTGCCAGCTCGAGCCCGACACCGCAGGCGCGGATTGTGGCGGACAGTCTCAAGGTGCGCCGCGATCGGCTGGTGTCGGTGCAGGTCGGCGGCACCACCAGCGTGGGCGGGCGGGGGACGGCAGCCGGTGCCATCCTGTGGGGCTCAGAGCACGGCGGGCCGAACTTCCAGGCGAGCCGTGGCGGCAGCTACTGGATCCAGCCAGCCGTGCAGCGCTACGCGGCTGGTGGCGCCCAGGGCGTATACCTCGCGGCGGTGAACGAGATCCTGCGCGATGCGGGGGTGACGTAGGTGGCCGGGGTTAGCTCAGTCGTTATCAAGATTGGCGCGGAAACCGCGAGCGCGGTGAGTGCGATCAAGAACGTGGACAAGGCGCTGGGCGAGACTCAGACCACCGGCCAGAAGATGCAGGGCGCGATTCGCCGCGCCGCGCTGCCCGCAGCTGCGGCGCTGGGCGTGCTGACCGCTGCCGGATTGAGCGCGGCGCACGCGGCTGCCGAGGATGCGGCCAGCCGGCAGCAGCTGGACTCGCAGCTGTCCCGATCGCTGCACGCCACCAAGGAGGTAACGGCGGCAAACGAGGAGTGGGTGGCGAGCCTGTCCAAAACCGTGGCGGTGAGCCAAGAGGAACTGCGGCCCGCGCTGGCCCAGGCCGTGCGGTCGACGGGCGACCTGGCCAAGGCGCACCAGATGCTGCGGACGGCGCTGGACGTGAGCGCGGCGACGGGCAAGCCGCTGGCGACGGTCGTGACCGCGCTGGGCAAGGCGTACAACGGCAGCGCCGGCAGCCTCAAGCGGCTGGTGCCGTCGATCAGTGATGCGGCGCTGAAGTCGGGCGATTACGCGCGGATCCAGGCCGAGCTAAACAAGCAGGTGGCGGGCGCCGCAGCGGGCAAGGCGCAGACCGCTGCGGGCCAGTACAAGGCCATGCAGATCGCCATGCATGAGCTACAGGTCGAGATCGGCACGGCGCTGCTGCCGATCATGCAGGCGTTTCTGCCGGTGGCGGTGTCGGTGCTCGCGGTGTTCACCGGGCATAGCGGCGTGATCGTCGCGCTGGCCGCAGCGGTCGGCGGGTTCGCGGCGGCGATCGTGGTGGCAAACGCGGCGCTGTCCGCGTATGCCACGATCACCCAGGTGGCGGCGGCAGCGCAGCGGCTATGGAATAGCGCGGCGCTGCAGTCGGGCCTGATCATGGTAAAGAACACCGCGCTGCTGATCGCCTACCACCTGAAAGAGCTAGTGGTGGCGACGGCTACCAAGGCGTGGGCGATCGCTCAGTGGCTCTTGAACGCGGCGCTGGACGCGAACCCGATCGGGCTCGCCATCATCGCGGTGGCCGCGCTGACAGCGGGCATCGTGCTGGCCTACCGGCACTCGGCCACGTTCCGGGGCATCGTGCAGAGCGCGTTTAGCGCGGCGCGGCAGAATATCGTGCTGCTGCTGGGCCCGATGGGGCTACTGATCCGCGCGTTCATCCTGCTGTATCAGCACTCCGGCACCGTCCGCGAGGCGGTGGCCGGCGCCATGCACGCGATCGAGGCCGCGATCAACGCGGTAAAGTCGGCGGTCGATAGCCTGATCGGCGCGCTGGGCCGGATCCACGTGCCGAGCATCCCGCATATCCCAGGGATCAACGCTGCCGGGTTTGTCGCCACGCCGATGGCTGCGGGCAGCACCGGCCCGGTGATCAACGTGACGATTAGCGGCGCCGTCGACCCGGAGGCGAGCGCCGCCGCGATCCGCCGCGTACTGAGCCGCTATGACCGCAGGCGCGGACAGGCGCCCTTGGGTGGTGGCCTGCCCGGTGCCTAGCGTGGTGGTGAGCCTGAACGGCGCCGCGATCGACCCGGCGCAGGTGATCGCGGACGTGGCGATACGTTCGGGCCGATCGCGCGCCGATGATGGGCTCAGTGCGAGCAGCGCCACGATCGAGATACTGAGCCCCGATCCCGCAGGCGTGCCGGTGTCGATCGCAGACACGCTCGCGGTGGTGGTCGACGCCACCTACGCCAGGTTTTCGGGCCGCGTGTCTGAGATCACGCGCACCACGGGCGATGACCCGCTCGCCAGCCGCTACACGCTGGTGGCGGTCGGCCCGATCGCGCGGCTGCCCCGGGTGCAGGTCGCCATGCCGCTGCCGGCGGGCACGGCAGCCGCGCGCGTGCAGCAGGTGTTTGACGCGGCGGGCATCACGGTGGTGCTCGAGGGCGGCACCGCCTACCAGCTGGCAGCGCTGGGCGTGGCCGGGGATCCGCCGATGGCAGCCGATCAGATCATCGGCGCGATCATGACCGATACCGGGTGCGTGGTCGCAGACCTGGGCGACGGCAGCGTGATGGCCCAGTTTCTCGACAGCCGGCTCAGTACCGATATCTGGACACCAGACCCGGGGCTCACGCACGTGGATCTGGCCTGGGAGCAGACGGACGATCTGGTAAACGATATCGCGGTGGAGTGGCCCGGCGGCGCCGCTGCCACCAGCACCAGCCCGGCGAGTATCACCCAGTTTGGCCGGCACGCCACCAGCCTGAACACCGGGCTGGGCACACTGAGCGCGGCGCAGCAGCGCGCCAGCTCGATCGTGGCGCGGCTCGCCTATCCGGCGTGGCAGGTCGGCGCCGTAGAAACGTGGGACGCCACCGTGATGGCGCACCGCATCGGCGCGGTGGTCACGATCGCGCCGCTGCCGCCCTCCAGCCCGGTGACGGGCGGATCATGGCAGGGCGTGCTGGAGGGCTGGACGGAGCAGTATGGGCCCGATGCGAACGGAAACCTGGCGGGCACGTGGGCGCTCGCCCTGTCTGACCGCGCGCACTCATCCGAAACCGTGGTGTGGGCGAACGTGTCA